CGCCCTTGGGCGTCTATCTTTGTATGCTACACGTCATGTACTGTGAGATGGCACCAACTCTTGTTGGGAGAGCAACTACAATATTTATCGCAGTAACCTTTACAATCAAATGACAGTTATACAATTAAAATTAAACGAAACACTTATATTAACGTGCTTGTTCAATGATAAATGTACATCTGAAATAGAATTGCAAAAGTTAGCGAAAGATTGTTGGCTCAAGTATAAAACTAATTTCAAGGACTCTATTAGAGTTCATGGAAAGGAGTATACACTGGAAAGGTATAAAGAGGCCTACCAATTTCTTAGTAGGTACCACTTAAACCTTAACCCCATCCCTCTTGGATGGTCTAAAATAGATAGAAATGGTATACCAAAGATACTTTGGCCCTTGAGATCATTAATTAATCACACTGATGACTCTTATAAGAACAAATGCATTCGCATGAGTTTAATAATTGCAAGGATATACGAAACTATTTACTTAAAACCACAACCTAATTACTTACCCATAACTTCAAAAGGAAATTTACTTAACCCTGAGTTCATTCGTTCTTTCGATGAATTTACTAAAGATTGGTTTATGACCTTATATAGAAGGAATGAGAGGTTAACTAGGTTAAGTACAAAGATAGACAAAGTGATATCGTCAACTAAGAAAGGACCAAATGGTCCAGCCTTAGTGATGTCACACATTGACTCGAAACCTGTATGTGAAGACAAAGTTTTATTCAAAGCTATAAAGGATATTAACACTATATGTGGAAATACCTGGATAACACGAATGTTACAAAATCATTACAAAGAGGAATCGACTTGTTCCAACCTTACCCATTCACGCATCAACTATGTTGCTGAGGGTGGGGGTAAGACAAGAATCTTTGCAATTGGCGATTACTGGTCACAAATGACTTTAAAAGGGATACATAATTTCCTTATGGAGATTTTGCGTTCCTTAAAGACAGATGCGACGCATGATCAAAACGCGGGTTTTACCAGGGTCCTTAAGGAATCAAAGGGTAAGCAAGCTTACTCATATGATCTTTCAGGAGCATCTGATAGAATCCCACTTGAACTTCAAAAGGTCGTATTAAAACACGCCTTTAATAATGAAGATTTAAGTGAGTCTTGGTCAACAGTAATTGCTGATAGGGAATTCCAAACTCCAACTGGCGAACAAATACGCTGGGAAGTAGGTCAACCGTTAGGTTTACTTTCTTCTTGGCCATCATTTGCCCTTTGGCATCACATCTTCGTACAATATTGCGCCTTCAGGTGTGGTATTAGTACCTTCCGGGAATATGAAATACTCGGAGATGATGTGGTAATTTGGAACAAAGCTGTGGGTGACATTTACTCGGCTATGATAAGTGAAATTGGAATTCCAATTAACAAAACTAAGTCAGTAATATCGTGCAACGGCAACACTCAGATTGAATTCGCTAAGCGAATCGCTTTGAATGGAATCGAATTATCAGGACTAAACTATAACATAACCAATAAGAGCGAATTAACATTTGTTAATCCGTTAATAGAGGAAATGTACAGTAGAGGACTTTTAACGCACACACCCGATCATTTTGGAATCGAATATTTCCGGTCATCAAGAAGAAATACTCTTTTATCAAAGATTGTTAGCACACGTTACCGGCTATTGCCCTCCATAGGAGGTAACAATACTTCACATATAACGGCACTGCTGTTGTATAGTGTAAAACGTATACGTAAGCAATTAATCCAAGATAAACTTGCTAAATTAGATAGTATACTAATGGCTAACAAGCCTTTAGAAGTATATTTTAATAAAGCAGGTTGCCAGATTGACCAAATCCAGCTTGGGAATTCCGGTTATGGTAACCCAGAATCATTACATCCTCTTGTATGGGCTATAAACGCCCAAGGTGAAGAGCTAGCAATAGCTTTAAGCCTACTCGAGTTTGATGATGATCCGAGTGTTGCTCCTGTTGAATACTTGCCAATTGTTGGTAATGAACTGTTCTTCAAGAATCGAAAGATGAAAGAAAGTCAATGGTTTACATCAACTTTGATCCAAGCTTACGACGCTTTATATGACAGATCATTAATTAGCGACAGTAATCTCTAGGGGTTTAAACTAGAGTAGTTAATATAAAATTGGCGCCTTAGGG